CGAGGAGCCCGAGCGTCTCCGGGGTCCGCAGCATCACCGCGCTTGGTGCGACGAACTCGGAGCCTGGAACCCCAAGAAGGCTCAGGACGTCTGGGACAACCTCCTGTTCGGACTGCGTCTCGGCTCGTCCCCCCGCATCGTCGTCACCACGACTCCTCGGACGACTCCGCTTCTGCGGTCTCTCGTGAAGGATCAGACCACGAGGATCTCCACGGCCAGCACCTTCGCGAACAAGCACCTGCCGGAGAGCATCCTGAGGAAGTTCCGGGAGAAGTACGAGGGGACGCGGCTGGGGCGTCAGGAGCTCGAGGCCGAGCTGCTGGAGGACGTGGTCGGCGCTCTGTGGACCGACGAGTACATCGTCCACGCCGACCTGAACTACGTCTGGCAGGAGGACGAGATCGTCCGCATCGTCGTCGCGGTCGACCCCTCGGGGTCCAAGGGCGACTTCGTGGGCATCGTGGTCGCGGGGCTCAGGGCCGACGGGAGCTACGTCGTTCTCGCGGACCGCACGATCAACGGGTCCCCGGCCGAGTGGGGACGCGCCGTGGTCAGAGCTTACGAGGAGTTCGAGGCCGATCGCGTGGTGGCCGAGGTCAACTTCGGCGGCGCGATGGTCGAGGCGGTGATCCGCAACGTGGACCCGAACGTGTCCTACGACGAGGTCCGGGCATCGCGGGGCAAGGTCGTTCGGGCAGAGCCGATCGCCGCGCTCTACGAGCAGGGCAGAGTGACTCACGCTCGCGGAATGGTCGAGCTCGAGAAGCAGATGATGCTGATGACGAACGACGGATACGTCGGAGAGGGGTCCCCTGACAGAGTCGACGCACTCGTCTGGGCGCTCACCGCGCTGTCGAAAAAGAAGAAGCGCAAGGAATCCAGTCTCGCCGCTGATGGCGAGAGAAAGGCCGCGTAGTCATGGGACGTAACCCGAGCAACTTCAACGAGACTGGCGTCGCCGGAGGCTACGACTTCAGGTACGGCATCCGCACTGACGACACCGTGGTCGCTCTGCGGGGTCAGGAGGGCATTCGCGAGCTTCGCAGGATGCGGGAGAACGATCCCACCGTCGGTGCCATCCTGATCGCCATCGAGATGCTGGTGAAGGGCGCGAAGTGGACATTCCGCCCTGCGGACACGTCCGATCAGGCGCGGGAAGCCGCCAAGTTCGCTCAGGACTGCATGGACGACATGGACTTCACCTTCGAGGAGTTCCTCGGGGACGCAGTGTCCATGCTTCCGTATGGGTTCAGCCTGTTCGAGATGGTGTTCAAGCGCCGCTCCGACGGTCGCATCGGCGTTCGGAAGCTCGGGCCTCGCGCTCAGTGGACCATCGAGCTGTTCGACGTCGACACCGGAGGCGTTCTGAAGGGAGCTTGGCAGCAGACCTACACGGGCGGAGCGAGGGTTTACCTCCCCGCCGACCGCATCCTTCTGTTCCGCACCACCTCGGCCAACTGCGATCCGGCCGGACGCAGCGTCCTGCGGAACGCATATCGGTCGTATCTGTACGCGACTCACATCACCGAGTACGAGGCCGTCGCCATCGAGCGCGAGCTGAACGGGATGCCCGTCGGTCGCATCCCGTCGGAGTACCTCAATCCGTCGGCCTCGCCGGAGAAGCAGGCATTCGCTGAGAAGTTCAAGGCGATCCTGCGGGACGTCAAGAAGAACGCTCAGGGCTACGTTCTGCTCCCAAGCGATCTCTACGAGGATGACGAGGGCAAGCTCAGCGACATCTATCAGGTCGGCTTCGAGCTTCTGGCGAGCAAGGGATCGCGCGACATCGACACCAGCAAGGTGATCATGCGCCATCAGGGCGACATTGCTCGCACGGTCATCGCGGATTTCATGATGCTCGGTCAGAACGATCGCGGCTCCTACGCGATGAGCAAGTCGAAGTCTGACGTGTTCATCAAAGGCATCCGGAGCTTCCTCAACAGCATCGCGAGCCCGATCAACCGCAAGCTGCTTCCCGCTCTGTGGGACGCGAACGGTCTGGACCGAGCTCTGATGCCGCAGATCACTTACGAGAACGTCGCTCCGATCGATCTGGACGAGCTCGGGAAGTACATCCGCTCGCTGGCTCTGGCTGGCGCGAACCTGTTCCCCAATCCGGACCTCGAGAACTCCGCGCTTTCCGCCGCAGGGCTTCCGGAGCGGGCGGTCGACAATCCCAAGGTTCCGCCCACCGTCGGTCAGGACGACACCATCGGAGAAGACCCGTGAGCAACTCGCCCAGAACGGCTGGGTGGCCGGAGAGAACCTGGAGGAATATGAACACTCCAGACGTTGCTCGCGGATACGTTCCGGGAGCGCGTCCCTACGTTCAGTACGGGGAGAGAGTCTTCTCGGGAGCGGCGTCCGAGGTTCCTCTGTGGGAGACCGGGATGCCGACGACGTTCGTGCCTCCGAACAACGCCGAGCTGACCATCTCGGCAGCGTCGGCATCGGACTACGGCAAGAGCGTCAGACTGATGTATCAGGATCAGACGCTCACGGAGCGCTCTCAGGTCGTCACGCTGGCCGCGACACCTCCTGTCGTGACGGGCGTCTACGCTGTCGACACGATGTATTCGCTCAACGGGAACGTAGTCGGCGCGGTCACCGCGACGCACGACGGAGTGACGCACGCACTCATTCCGGCCGGATCCATCAAGTTCGACACGGCCATTCGCAGAGTTCCGGGCGGCAAGCGCCTCATGATCAGCGCGATGTACGCTGGCTCGACCAGCGGAACCAGCGCCGCGAGAGTGAGCGTAGAGCTCGTCGCGTCTTTCTTCAACGGGGACAGCTTCGCCGCTCAGGCTTATCTGATCACATACGCGGCGGTCGCTCTACAGGACTCGACGGTCACGCTGTCTCTGCCTAGTCCACTCGCCATTCCTGCGGGCGAGTGGTTCGGATTCGTTGCATCCTGCGACAAGGGTGCGGACGTCTCAGCGGGACTCTTTGGTTGGCTGGAGGATGCCTGATGCCATACGCAACTGCTTCTGAACTTCCGCAGTCGGTGCGGAACGCTATTCCGAGCGCCAACGGGAAGGAGATCTTCCGCAACGTGGTGAACAGTCAGCTCAAGGCTGGAAAGTCCGAGGAAGTCGCGTTCGCGTCGGCTTGGGCCGCTATCCAGAGGGCTGGATACGAGAAGAGCGATCGCGGCTGGATCAAGAAATCCAGCGGGGCCGTGCCTCTGTACGGCTTCCGTCCGGTGCTCAACGCCGAGGAGATCGTGGCTTGGGCGCAGTCGTCCGGACTCGAAAAGACCCTGCTGCCCGACGACATGCACGTCACGGTCGTCTACTCCAAGACTCCGTTCATGTCTCATCCCGAAGTGATGCCATCCGAATCGGTCGGAATGTGGGCGGACAGACGGATCATTCGCGGCGGCAGGCGGACTCTGGATCTTTTCGGTTCCAGCAAGAATGCTCTGGTCCTCAAGCTCGACTCTCTGGACCTGACGCAGGAGTGGCTCGATCATCGTCGCATCGGAGCATCCTGGGACTGGGACGGCTATCAGCCTCACATCTCTCTGACGTACTCGGCGGGTCCGGACTTCGACGTGACCTCGATCGAGCCCTTCGACGGCGACATCGTTCTCGGTCCTCTGACCTACCGACCCATCGATCCGAACTGGTCCGACAAGATTGTCGAGAAGAGCGACCCCACGAACGACGCAGTTCACGTTCCTTCCGCGGACTGGCGCTCTCGTCGCCGCAAGGTGCGGAAGGCGGAGGGCTACCTCCCGCCCGAGTCGGCTCGGAACAATGCTCGGAAGGCGATCGCCTGGAAGAAGGAGCACGGGGACGCTGTCAGGGGCGGCACGCAGGTCGGCTGGACTCGCGCGAATCAGCTGTCGAGCGGGGAGAAGCTCAGCCTGGACACTGTGAAGCGCATGGCTCAGTTCAACCGTCATCGCAAGAACTCCGAGGTCGCTCCGGAGTACAAGAGCGAGCCGTGGAGGGACGCTGGTCACGTCGCGTGGCTGCTGTGGGGCGGCAGCACGGGCGTCGATTGGGCCAAGAGCATCTCTGAGAAGGTGGAGAAGCGTCAGGTCAGTGACGACCTGTTCACTGATATGCTCGGAGCGATGGCTCGGTCCGTCGACATGGGTCTTCACGGCGACATTCACTACACTCTCGTCGACGGCCAGCTCTACTATCGTCCGGGCGAGGACGAGGAGGACTACGTCGAGGCGCTCTGGCCTGAGAGCGAGGACGAAACTGAGAGCGAGGATGAGTCAAATGGGGACTTGCTTGACGTTGCAATCCGTGCTATCCTCGGTGCTGTGATGGAAAAGTCGAACAACATCAGCTCCTCTGTCAAGATCATCAAGGCAGACGACGAGCAGCGGATCGTGTGGGGTTGGGTCTCCGTCGCGACTGAGGCTGGCGTTCCTGTCTATGACGTCCACGGCGATCATATTCCGATGGAAGAACTGACCAAGGCGTCGGTAGACTTCATGCGGAACTATCGCGTGGGCAAGACCGAGCACTTCGGCAAGCAGACGAGCGAGGTTATCGCTCTGCTTCCGCTCTCGAAGTCTCTGGCTGACGCGCTCGGCATCTCTGCTGATCGCGAGGGCCTCATCGCTGGTTTCAAGGTACACGACGAAGCGACCTGGAATGGCGTGAAGTCGGGAGACCTTCCGGCATTCTCCATCGGCGGAAGAGGTGAGCGCCATGCCGCAGAGTAAGCGGAACATCATCAAGAATCTGGTCTTGAACGAGATCAGTCACGTGAGCGATCCCGCGAATAAGGGTTCGACCGTCGTGCTGTGGAAGAGAGCTGATGCAACGAAAGGAGGGGATCTTATGAATCCCGAGGAACTCGCGAAGAAGCTCGAGGAGCTCGAGACTCAGGTCTCCGAACTCGAGAAGTCGAGCATGGACTACGAGTCCAAGTACAAGAAGCTGATGTCCGCCATGGAGAAGGCGGGTATGTCGATGGAAGAGATGGACGGCGAGATGGTCATCTCCAAGTCCGCCGAGGCCGTCGAGGAATACATCGACATCGAGGGCGAGCGCATCGCCAAGTCGACGGTTCCGGCCCCCGTTCTCGCGCTCCTGGAGAAGTCCGCCAAAGAGGCTGACGATCTCCGCAAGGCTGCCGAGTACGTCGAGCTGAAGAAGCGCGCGGTCGAGGTGATGCCGAACATGGCTGGCACCGAAGACAGCAAAGCTGCTCTGCTGAAGTCCGTCGAGAGCATCGGCGACGAGGCAGTGCGCTCCGATATCCTCAAGTCCCTCAAGGCCGCGGACGCCGCAGTCAAGAAGTCCTTCGAGGAGCGTGGTCAGGACTTCGTCGACGAGACGACCCCTGCCGCGAAGCTGGACAAGATGGCGAAAGAACACGCTGAGAAGGAGGGCATTCCCTTCCACTCGGCCTACGCCCAGATCATCAAGTCCGTCGACGGTCGCAAGCTGGCGGCCGAAGTGATGAACCGCAACTGAGCCTGAGGAGAAAGACAGATGGCTTTCGAAGAAAACAAAATCTCTGTGACGCTCCCGGCCAGCGGGAACCTCTCTGCGTCGCAGTACTGCTTCGTTGAGGTGAACTCGAGCGGTCAGGCTGCGCTGTGTGGCGCTGGTGCTGCTGCCGATGGGATCCTTCAGAACGACCCGACCGCTGCTGGTCGCGCTGCGGAAGTGGCGATTGGTGGTGTCGTTCGTGTCAAGTGCGGCGGCGTCGTCACTCGTGGCGGTCCGGTTGCATCGGACTCCGCTGGCAAGGCCGTGAACGCAGCAACGGGCAACATCATCCTCGGGACTGCTCTCGAGACTGGTGCCGACGGTGCGATCATCGCCATGCTGTTCCACCCGCGCGGCGCTTCGGCCTAATCGCATCGACCTGAGGAGATACAGAGATGACGACCCCCACCAATATGCAGGTCCACGTCGATGCCGTTCTGACGAACGTCAGCATCGCGTTCCTCCAGAACCGCACCAACTTCGTGGCCGGACGGGTGTTCCCGAACGTTCCCGTGTCCAAGCAGTCCGACCGCTACTACACCTTCGATCGCGGTGACTTCAACCGCGACGAGGCTCGCGTTCGCGCTCCGGGCGCTGAGTCCAGCGGCTCGGGCTTCAACCTGGACAATACGCCGACCTACTACGCTCCGGTCACCTCGTTCCACCACGACGTGCCGTGGCAGACGATGGTCAACGCCGACGCCGTGCTGAACCTGACTACCGCTGCGTCCGAGTTCGTCATGCAGAAGCTGCTGATCCGCAAGGAAGTCGACTGGATGTCGAAGTACTTCGCTGGCGGCGTGTGGACGTTCGACTATGACGGCGTTGCATCCTCGCCCTCGACCAATCAGGTCATCCAGTGGTCGGACCAGACCAACGGCGATCCCATCGGCGACGTTCGCGACGCCAAGACCGCCATCATGGAGTCGACTGGCTTCGAGCCGAACAAGTTCGTCGTCGGTCGTCGCGTGTATGACGCTCTGGTCGATCATCCGGATATCGTCGACCGCGTCAAGTACTCGGGCGGTGTCGGCAACGGCAATCCGGCTCGCGTCAACCGCCAGACTCTGGCCGCGCTGTTCGAGGTCGACGAGGTCATCGTCGCGAACGCGATCCAGAACACTGCCGCTGACGGTCTGACGAATGCTCACTCGTTCATCGGTGGCAAGAAGGCTCTGCTGACCTACGCAGCTCCGACTCCGTCGCTGATGGCTCCGTCGGCTGGCTACACGTTCTCGTGGACTGGCTATCTGAATCAGGGCAACGAGTTTGGCATCGCGATGAAGCGCATCCCGATGGACCTGAAAGAAGCCGATCGCATCGAGGGCGGCATGGCCTTCGATCACAAGCTGGTCGCTGGCGATCTCGGGTTCTTCTGGGACTCGATCGTCGCCTAATCGAAGGAGAACTGACTGATGACCCGACGCATCGTCGAGCGCAACTTCGATCCCAAGAAGCCTCTGGTGGCTCGCCGCGACTTTGTCGCGGCGGGTCGCCACTACTCCGTCGGAGATGCTTTCGACTGGAAGCGTCTGTCCGTGGCTCAGCGTCGCGTTGCACAGATGTTCGAGTCGAATCACGTTGGACATCCCGACGAGCAGCCCGAGCAGGAGATTGTCGACACGACGCCTCCCCCCGCTCCTCCGCAGACCTCCGACCTCGACGTCGACAGTCTCGCGCAGCTTCAGGCGATCGCCCGCGCGGAGGGCGCTCCCATCAAGACTACGAAGATCGCTCAGCGTGACGCGATCATCGCTCACCGTGAAGCCGGAGTCTAATCATGTCGTGGACGTACAGCGGAAGACCCGGAACGACAAATCAGTCGTCTCGCATCGACGCTGTGCGCCACCTCATCGGCGACACGGATCAGTCTGACCAGCAGATTCAGAACGAGGAGATTATCTTCGCTCTGTCGCAGGGATCGGACGACGTCTACGCTGCCGCCGCCATCTCTGCGCGAGCTATCGCTGCTCGCTACGGTCGTCTCGTCGATACGGCTGTCGATCAGACTGGCATCAGCGCCAAGTACTCTCAGCGTCAGAAGACTTATCACGATCTGTCCACCGAGCTGGAGAAGCAGTCTCGGAAGTATGGCTCCGTCGGTCTCGGTATGCCTGACGCCGGAGGTCTCTCGCTCTCCGAAATTCGCTCAGTCGAGGAAGATCCGGACAGGGTTCCGTCGATGTTCACCGTGAACGAACTGCTGGTGGAGAGTAGAGATGATACGCGCGATTGGTGAGCTCGAGAAGACTGCTCGCAGGGCCGTCATAGACTTCGGCTCTCGAGTCACTCTCAGAAAGAAATCATCTGGATCTTACGACGTCGACACGGGAGTCAAGACCATGTCGGACGTCGACCAGTTCGCGCGGGTGGCCTTCACTCGCGACGACACCAACGAACAGCCGAGCCTGACTGCTTCCCAGTCTCGCAGAGCATACGTCGTTCCAGATCTCTGCGGCACAGTCGTCGAGACCAATGACGTTATCGTCGGGGCGGGGGCTGATCTCAAGGTCACGCGCATTCATGACGTCTTCGTCGGGTCAGACGGTGGTCTTCTGTACGTCTGCACGCTGCAAGGATGACTTGCTATCTGCGCGGACAGAGTGTATGATGGCGCAAGGAGACGTCTCGCAATGCTCAAGACTCAGTTCAGGGTGATCGACCGCAGAACCAGCCCCGCGAGGGCGCTGGAGGAGCTCGATTCTTCTGTGGGTGAGCTTCATCGTCGCGCGGCTGCTTTCATGATTCAGAAAGTCGTGGACTACAGTCCAGTCGACACCGGAACGTACATCAGCTCTCACAACGTCAGAGAGGGGCGCACCTCCGGTCAGGCGACGGAGTCGTCGCACAGGAAGCCGCGCAATCAGCCGAAGTCTAGCTTCGCTGACGCGGCTGTCTCAAAGATGATGGGCCAGCTCGCAGACGTCGAGAACTCTCGCAGGGTTGTCATCGCGAACGATGCTATTCACGCGAAGTTCGTCGAGTACGGGAACAGCAAGTCCTTCGGATACGCTGTCTACTCCAGAGCTCGTCTGGATACCGTAGAGTTCATTCGCGGCATGGTGGCGGGGTCTCGGACATGAGTATCATGAACAAGATCAGGGCTGCTCTGGAGAATCATCTCCTGACTCTAGTCGGGGTTCCGCCAGTCGCCACTCCGAACATGAAGTACGATCCCGACGAGAGCACTTCGTTCGTTCGCGCACAGTTCATTCCGCGTCTGCGTCGTCCAGACGTTCGCGGTCCGAATCCGATGCAGCGTTACGAGGGACTCTATAATCTTCTCGTGTGCTCTCCGACATACGTCGGCGAGGGCGTGGGACTCGCGATTGCAGATACTCTACTCGGGAGGTTCGACGCTACGACGGACATCACGAGGAACGGTGTCACGGTTCGCATCGACTATGCTGAGCTCGGTCTCAGCTATCAGGACTCACCCTTCTTCTGTACTCCAGTCGTCGTAAGCTGGTACACCTTCAACTGAGGAGAATGAAATGACGGCACAAGGCTCCAGAACCCGCCTCGGATATGTGGTGGAGAGCACCTACGGCACCACCCCGAGCACCCCCACTCTGATCGAACTTCCCTACAAGACGCACAGCCTCGATCTCTCGAAGGCTCTGCTCCAGGCGAACGACATCCAGGGTGACCGCATTCCGCGCTTCTCGCGTCACGGCTCCAAGTCTGTGGGCGGGTCGATCGAAGTCGACCTCCGTCGCGGCAGCTACGACACGCTCCTCGAGGCTGCACTCATGGGCTCGTGGACGTCGAACGTTCTGAAGGTCGGGACCACATCGAAGTATCTGACCATCGAGGACCAAGCTCTCGATATCACGCAGTATCGCGCCTTCAAGGGCCTCACCGTGAACACGCTGAGCGTGAGCATCGCACCTGATCAGATGGTGAACGCGACGTTCAACATGATTGGTCGCGATATGACTCAGGCCACTACTTCGGTCGCAGGTTCCGCACCGACTGCGGACGCTGGATATGAACCCTACGACGCGTTCGGCGCACTCCTCGAGGGCGGCTCTGCTCTGGGCGTCGTGACCTCGCTCGACTTCACCATCGACAACGGTCGCGCCAACGTTCCGGTCATTGGCTCGCAACTCTCGGCGATGGTCGACTACGGTCTGGCGACTATCACCGGGACCATGACTGTTCGCTATCAGAACAAGGCTCTGATCGACAAGTTCCTCAGCGAGACGGGGTCCTCCATCAGTGTCACCGTCGACGACAGCACTGGTGCGAACTCCATGCAGTTCGTGTTCCCCTCGGTGAAGTACGACGGGGCCGCTGTTCCCGTCGCCAATCCGCAGGGCCGCGTGATCACTCTGCCGTTCCGCGCAGAGTACAATGCCGCAGAAGGTACGAACCTCAAGATCATTCGTACCAACGCTCCGTAATCCGCTTCGGCGGATACCGGGGCGGGAGGTTTTTGTCGGGGAGCCTCCCGCCCCACCCCCGACAACTCGACAGGAGACTAAGACATGGACCTGAATTCACTGGAAGTGAAAAAAGAGACCGCAACCATCGCTCTGTTTCACCCCACGGAGAATACCCCGCTGACCAACGACGACGGAACGCCGATGTCCGTCACGGTCTACGGGAAGTACAGCCGCAAGTATCGCGAGATCCAGCAGTCGCAGCAGAACGCTCGTCTGAAGCGGGCCGAGCGCGGCGGCAAGATGAAGCTCAGTGCTTCCGAGATTGTCGCGGACCGTCTCGATCTGATCGTCGGATGCGTCGAGAGCTGGAATATCCAGCTGGACGGAGAGTATCCGGAATGCACCGCAGCTCACGTTCGCTCCGTCTTCGAGCGCTTCCCGTGGATGCGCGAGCAGATCGAGGTTGAGATGGAGGACTCGCAGGCTTTTTTGAGCGCCTGACCGAGTCTCTGCTCGACTACGCCAAGCGCAGGTTCGCTCTCGACCAAGAGATCGAGGGCGTTCCTCTCAGGGCGCATCTCGAGCAGGAGGAGAAGGTCACCGGAGTCACTCCACCAGAACTCGCTCTTCCAGACTTTCCAGAGGTTGTTAGATACATCTGGGACCATTTTCTGTCTATACATCGTGGACGGTCGTATGGTATAAATGGTCCAAACCCCATCAGCTATCAGGACATTGAGTCTTGGTCTCGGCTGACTGGATGGTCTCTAGATGCGTGGGAGGTCGATGCAGTCAAGCGCCTCGACATCACGTTCCTGAGTAAAGCAGAGGAGTCCGAGGATGGATCTGGGT